AAAAAATGCTTTTCTAATTCTTAGCGGTCTATCAATATATTTTTCCCCCAGCACCGCCGATACGACACTTTGATCAATGCCAGAAAGCTGCACGGTCATGTTGGTGACACGTAAATCCGCCGATTCGTCGATATCGCTGAACCCCAAAAAATGGCCAAGCGCAGTATATACCTGACCATTCCATATTACATTCGTCCAAGCGTCTGTGATATAAATTGGCGTTGGATCAAAAAGCACATCCACCAGATGAAACGGTTGATTTTTCGATTTTTCGAGTTCAGTCAGTACTGCTACTGTCGCTCCGCGATCAGTCATTACCATGCCTCCACAAAAGACACTTCAAATTCATTAAACAATGGGGCATGAACAATCCATTCATGCAAATCCTTCGCGAACGCCACACTAAATGGTACATCCGTCACTATCAATGTTTCTGAATCGTTTGGCGATTTCAACAGGGCAGGTTCAATATTCAGATCCGCCAATCCCAAGCTGTTCGAATTGGCATCAACAGTCATCATATAGACCTTATCATGTCCTGCGAACTTGATGAAATCTCCTGCCAGCAGGATTCCTGTTTGAGAGGGTGTCCACCCTTTCGTGTGTATGACTCGCCCTGCCTGAGACGCACCATCAACAGTCGGTGTGCCGGTAGCTATTCCTCTCGCCGTGGACCATTTCGGTAATATAATTTGAAATGTATCAAATTGCCCACGCTGCTTGAGCGAAAAGGCTATCAAAGGGGCAAATTCCTCACGCAGTAAATGCTTAGGATAAGTTCCTTCAATTAACCAACGTTGGCCGCCACGGCTTCTGGCTTGGCGCGCAAGGCTATGAGAGATGGATACCAACGTTGGCTGGATTGATGAAATTTTAATGCTCAAAAATGCTGGCGTGGATGGATATATACCACTCATTTTCCCAATGGCCCTCTTTGTCCCAACCTATTGAATGCCATCTGCACCATCCCAACAATCTCATTTCTGTGTTGTGCAAGATGCTGCGATACACTCTTCGAATCCATTGCTACGATCTGCATCTCCAATGTCAAATCGTAATGATGATGAACCTCGTTTTTTTCATTCCTGGCCATAAAGCCAAGCGCATCCATCTGTCTCGGAGTAAAAACACCTTCTCCACGGCGAAGGATCGCTGGATATTCGTCTGGAGCAAAACCATCATGAAGGCGCGGAGCACTTGCAAAGACGGTATCCGGAACCGTGCGGTAAAATGTCGGAGCGCTGCCGACAATTCCGCCTGAATGCATACCGAAAGCAGTTGTTCCGCCTGCTCCGATATGAATTAGATTGCCACCAGAAGTAATGGAGGAGGATAACGCATCGCCGATCCAGGAAATGGATTTATTGATTAAGCCACCGGATCCGTCCTTCTCTCCGAACAATGCTACCCTGGCGAGCTGCCCGAGATAATCTGCAGTGGCCCTTGTCAATGAATCAAGCACTGCCTGTCCGAAATCGCGCAAGCTGGTAAACTTGTTCTTCATTATATCGAAAAATAGATCTGAGAAATTCTGCTCCATCGCCTCGGCGGTGCGCTCGGACAGGTCCACCAGGTGCTTGGAGGCGGCCTCCTCGGCCTGGATCATGGCATCCAGGGCGCGGGACTGCACCTCGTAGCGCTCCTCGTACTGGATCTGCCAAAAGTCCTTGGGGGTCTTCTCGCCGGCGGCCACACCTTCCCGGGCCGCCTCCTCCAGGGCCCGGATCTCGTAGTCCAGCGCGCGGGACCGCACGGCGTATTTGTCATCTGCCTGGATGCGCCACAGGTCCACCAGGTCCTTGGTGGCCTCGGCCAGCTTGCGCACCTTGGGGGCGGCTCCGCCGGCGGCGGTGCCAGTGTCCTGCACGCCGCGGTTGACCGTGGTGACGATGGGCTCGGCCTGCTTGAAGTTGCCCAGCATCAGGTCCCAGGTCTCGCTCATATGGGCGATGCCGATGTCGGCGGCGCCCCGGGCGTTATCGCGTAGGGCGCGCAGGCCGTCGATGGTGCCGGAGAAATCGGTGAAGGGCAGCTTCTCAACCTTCTCGATCATCCACACCATGGAGGACACGGCCTTTTCCACGATGCGGTTGATGGACGCCCCCGCGGCGGTGAAGACGAACTCGATCCCCTGGGCCATGGTCAGCACCACCTTGCCAGCCCAGATCATGGCGTCGTGCCACCGGGCCTGGTAGCGCTGGAAGCGCTCGGCTTGGGTGTCGGTGCGCTGGCCCACGCGCTCCACCACCTCGGCGCCGGCCTCCAGGGTGGCGTTGAGGAAGGCCTGCTTCTTCTCGGCGTCGGTGAGCTGGCTGGCGGTCTTGCCAAGCTGGGCCGCGTAGCGCTCGTTGGCCTCGCCCACCTTGACGATGATCCCCAAGTTATCCAGGATCATCTGGGACTGGCGCCCCACTGCGGTGACGATATCGGAGAACGCCTGGCTGACCTCCTGGCCGGTGACCTTGGCCGTGGACCTGGCGATCTCCATCAGCTGCGCCAGCTTCTCGGCGGGGATCCCCAGCGTCATGGCGGTGCCGGCCTTCTCCATGATGGTCATGGTGTCCAGCGTCTGGCCGCTCATGCGGCGCAGGTCGGCGATGATCTGCTGGGCGCTCTGCCCGTGGCTGGCGGCCAGGTTGGCGAAGGCCTGCTCGCGCTCCTGGAACTTGGCCGCCTGGAAGGCCATGTCGTAGGCCTGGCGCACGGCCAGCCCCCCGGCGGCGATCTCCACCCAGGCGCTCTTGAGTCCGCGCCACATGTTAGTGACGCCGGTCTCGAACTGCACCGCCTTGGCCCGGGCCCGGTCGAAGGCGCCCTCGGCCCGCTTGCCGAGCTGCTCCAGCTCTTTCTGCGCGCTGGCCGTGGCCGCCTCGACCACGATGGAGTACTTGCTGTTCATCGCTTGCCCCGCTTCTCTTTTTCGGCCTCTTCCGCCTCTATCTCGGCCAGCACCGCGTCGATGGTCTCGATCATCTCCAGGTGCTGTTCCTGCTGGTCGAGGATCCCGCCCGCCCCTGGTAAAAATCCCTGGCGGTAGTGCCGGTACAGTCCGACCGCCTCCCTGAACAGCCGCCGGTCGACGGCGGCCACCGGGCATCCCGCGTAGCGCGTTCCGTCGATCTCCAGCGGAGGCGGCCTGTCAGCCCCCTCGATGCGCGGGCACCCGCGCCGCGCCTGGTGGCCGGCCTTCTCGCACGCGCCGCAGTCGTGCAGCCGGCCATGACGGCTCAGGATGGCGGCGAGCCGGAGTTTTTTGCGTCCGCCTCCGGCAGGAAGGTCTTGTCCATCATGCGCGCGAAAAGCGTCAGGCACTCGCCCGGGGTCAGCGCGTCCTTGTCCTCGATCCGCGGCTCGCAGCACATGTCCAGCAGCCGGTCCACTGCGGCCCAATCGTTGTTCTTTACCTCGGCCAGCTTGATGCCGTCGGCCTCCAGGTCGAATATCTCGCGCCGGGTCAGCCCGCGCGTCTTGATTTTGGCCAGATCCATCCAATCCTCCACAAGGGTACTCCGCCCATAGCCGTCAGGCTTGGGTGGGGTGGTTGACGTCACTCCTCGATCAGTTGGAGGGCGCGGCCCATGGCCGCGATGATATTAGGTGAACGTCAGCACCAGCTCGTCGTCCCCGCTGTTGCCGTTCAAGTCGAAATTGATCCCCAGGGTGCGGATGCTGTTGCGGTCCGCCAGGGAGACCTCCCGGTAGGCCAGCTTGGGCGCCGTGATGGTGCAGATGTTGCCCGCCGTGACGCCGATGGTGGCGGTGAGCGCCCCCTCGGTGCCGCTGCGCCAATCGCCGAAGAAATCCTCGGTGGCCACCAGCACCATCTCCGGGTCCAGGCTCCCTTTGGGCATGCGCTTGGGGATGAAGGCGGACAGGTAGCCGCTGCCGGCGTTGACCGATCCGCGCAGCGCCACCTGGTTGCCAATGTCCAGGCTCAGGGCCTCGCAGATCGCGCTGTAGCCGTGCACCGCCATGGAAGCGCTCAGGAATGCCGGCGGCACCGTGGAATCGTAGCTCATGCCGGATAGTAGGGTCGCGTCGGTAACGCTGAAATCCGCGCCGGTGAAGGTGAAATTGATCATCCCGGCCTGGCCGGCGTTGAGATCGATGGTGAAGGTCCCACGGGCGCCCCAGAGCGTGTAGCAGACGCCGTCCTCGTAGAGGGCCAGGGTGTAGCTGTTGTCGCCAGAGCTGCACGGCGCATAGGCCACCGAGGTGCTCACGACGACCGTCTCCTCCATCTTGCAGCCCAGCAGCGCCGGGCCGAACTCCGGCGCCGTGCCGGCGGCACCGCTGCCCTTGATCTCCACGGAGAACGACAGCGTGGCCTGGCGCCGGCCGCTGATGCGGTTCATGGTGCTCAGGTCCCCGCGCACCGGGTAGCGCTCG